GAACTATGAACGCAGCAAACATCATCCAGCGCATCAAAGCGCGATCCGCAGGAGCCAGCTGGACTGCCTCTACTATGCCCAGTATCTTTGCTGATGCAGAGGAGGGACCGCAGGTTTACACCATGCCGCCCGCACCTCATCAGTACAGGGAAATGGAAGAGGGTCCGGGAACGGAGCAGCTCAGAGAACTCATGGAGCTCATGCCCCCGCTGAGTTTGAAGTTTGGTCCCTTTCTCGCAGGAGGAGCGGTTCGTCGTATCCTTCAGGGAAAGGCCATTGATGATGGTGACGTTGATCTCTTCTTTACCGATGCCGCGGACTGGTTGAAGTTTGACAAGGTTCTATCCAGCTATGAACTGGTTCACTCCAGTGGAAAAGCACGAACCTTCATGGTCAACGGCTTGAAGGTGCAGATCATCAAGCGAAAGTTCTACAAGGATTTGGGTGAACTGTTTGGCGACTTTGACTTTTCTGTCTGCCAGGTTGCAACCGATGGAAAGCGGATTGCCTATACCCAGACTGCACTTGAGGACATCAACGCTGGTGTCCTTCGCCTCGCGCAAGTGGGACGTGTCAGCAAGCTAACGGTCGTGGGACGGATGGTAAAGTACATCAACCACGGTTTCCTGCCTGAACCCGGATTGTTCACAACCATCACGGAGTCAGGTCTGGATATCGTTGGAGCCCATGCAATCTTTGACAATGAGCGACCAACGGCCAACTACGATCATGATGCCAAGGTTGAAGAGATCATGGACACCAAGGTCTTTGACAGCAAGGCGCTTCAGAAGGCCGCAGCAAAATTGGGATTGGAGTTGCCAGCATGAGCGAAGAGTTGCAGAAGTTTGTTCGAAGCCACGCTATCACCAGCAAACTATCAGGACGCCCCGTAGTCGCCCAGCATGATAGTAAGACGTTCGTCTTTATACATGGGTACCCTATGACAGTTGAGGGGTTCTATACGATCGCCACAAAAGCTGTCTTTGGTGCCAGCATCCATCTTGCAGCCCGTAAATGGGAAGAGCTCCACGCCGAGACCCTGCTTTTGTGCATTGGCCTAAGCGTAGAGCTCATGAAAGACCGCGAGGCCTTCAGTGTGTTAAAGGGCATCCGTACTGCCATGGACTGGAGCAAGGAAACCTACGATCGCGAGAGGATCTTGGAGTGGATTGGGGAAGTTGAAAAGCAGATTAACTGGAGGGAATAGGGGGAGATTTACTCCCCCAGATCGAGAACCTCAATCAACAACTTGGCGTCTACTTCGTTCAAGAACTGTTCGACGATCTGTGCCAGGGCAGTCTTCATATCCTCGTTGAGGACGATCTCTTGCTGCTCGCCATCCTTGAGCAACTTGCTGACCTTGATAGCGACAACTTCTTCGTGAATCTGAGCCATGTTGGGCCTCCTATTAACTGGTATGTTATTTACCAGTTAGGAGTCCAATTTGCTCATCAAGCTGCTAAGATTGCGTTGGATTTGCCCCATCTGATCGACCATGCCCTGCATCTGATCCTGTAGATCCAAGATCTGTAGCTTGAGCATTTCCTTGGTGCCAGTAACGGCTACGACCTCTGCCTTTAGCCGGGCAACCTCCTCGTCCCTGTCAGCCAGCATCTTGCGTAGCTGAGTTGGGGATTGGAATTCCACTACATTGCTCATCCCAGTGCCAACCTTAAAGCTGCTATCAAGGTCACAAGTGCTAGTCCAAATATGGCTAGAGCGCCCACTGTTACTAGAATGGCAATGGCCTTGATAAACACGTCCATCCTACTCGGCCTCAATCTTAATGCTGCGGTCCTTGGGCTTGCGACCACGACGCTTGCCGACCACTGCCTTACCACCATCGCTAGTGATATCCCAAACCGCTGCATAGCGGACCGGGTCCATTCCGTCAATGTCCTCGATAGCCTCGGCACCAACGTTGCTGGGAGCACCACTACGAAGATCTGCCAGCCGGAATACAATGCTGCCATCTTCCTTGATCTTGTGCCCAGCGATCGAAAAATCACTGCTTACCATAACGTTGTTCACAGAGCCCAACCCCATAGCTAGATGCTTGGCGCGAACTTCTGTTCCCGCGGGAAGTAGATTACGTGCAATTAGAGCTTCTGCGAGCTTGCTGTCCATTCGAAACGACTCCTAGTAACGGTCCGATCGCAGGAACGTCATTTCGATCTTGGTCGTTCAAAGCTGAACAGCAGAAGTATCTGCTATGACTGATTTAACATAATGTAGGGGGAAGTCAACACCAAAGGTGCACCAGAGTACAAATAATATGTACTCTGGTGCTCTTCAGTTAGGCAGCGGTGTCAGCAGCAAACTCAGCTACGACTTCCGGGGTTGCCGGAGGGGTGGGGAACGTCTGGATGATCAGTGCGCCCTCGTCGGCGTCGACCATCGCAGTACCACCGTTCTTCAGATCACCGAACAGCATTGCGCGGCTCAGTGGCTGGGACAGCTCATTCTGAATCAGTCGATTCAGAGGACGCGCACCCATCTTGGGATCGTATCCCTTGACTGCCAGGTACTCGCGGGCCTTGTCGCTGAGCATGATCTGAACGTTCTTCAGCTTGGCCATTGCGTTCAGCTGACCGATGAACTTGTCCACGATCAAGATCATGTTCTCGCTCTTCAGCGCATTGAACTTGACGATGGCGTCCAGGCGGTTGCGAAACTCCGGAGTGAACGTGCTCTCGATGACCTTGTCATCATTGCCCGCCACACTGTTGCCTCCAAAGCCCAAGCTGTTCTTCTGAAGTTCCTTGGCACCAGCATTGGTGGTCATGATCAGGATCAGGTTGCGACAGTTGATCTTCTTGCCTGCGCTGGTCGTGAACTCACCGTTGTCCATGATTTGCAGGAAAATGTTGAAGATGTCTGGATGCGCCTTCTCCATTTCGTCCAACAAGAGAATGCTGTGTGGGCTTCCCTCGATGGCGTTTGCCAGAAGACCCGAACCAGACGCACCGTCACCAAAGCCCACGTAGCCCGGAGGCGAACCGATGAACTTGCTGATGCTGTGGCTTTCCAAGTACTCGCTCATATCAAAGCGATGGAGAGGAATGCTCAGCGTGGACGCCAATTGCTTGGCAAGTTCCGTCTTGCCAACACCCGTTGGACCAGCGAACAAGTAGTTGCCCTGTGGCCTGTTGGGGTCACGGAGACCAGCACGGCTCAGGATGACCGCATTGTCAACGGTCTCCACCGCGGTGTCCTGACCAAACACTGCCTTCAGCAGATCACTCTTCAGGTGAGCCAGCTTGTCGGTCTCATCCTCATGAACCGTCCGTGCGGGGATCTTTGCAATCCTCGAGACTTCCTGTTCGATGAGAAGCGTGTCGATGATCAGCTTCCGGTCTGCCTCAGGAGCAATCTTCTGTCGAGCACCAGCGGCGTCGATGACGTCGATGGCCTTGTCAGGCAGCATCCGGTCCGTGACGTAGCGGGCAGTCAAGTCCACTGCGGCTTCCAGGGCGTCCACATCGTAGGTAACACCGTGGTAGTCCTGATAGACCTTGCTGAGACCAATCAAGATCCGCTTGGCGTCTTCGATGCTGGGCTCCAGAACATCCAGCTTCTGGAAACGACGGAGCAGAGCCCGGTCCTTTTCAAAGTGCTTACGATATTCCTCGTAGGTTGTTCCACCGATGCAGCGAAGCTTTCCCTTGGCCAGCGCGGGCTTGAGCAAGTTGGCAACGTCCAGGGCACCCGATGAACCAGCGCCTGCGCCCATGATGGTGTGGATTTCGTCGATGAACAAGATGGGCAGGATACCCTTTTCTTCGCCGACCTTTTCCACGGCATCGATGATCTGCTTGACGCGCTCTTCCATGTCACCACGGAACTTGGTGCCTGCCATCAGTGCGCCGATTTCCAGCGAGTAAACGATGCTGCCCTTGATCGCGTCGGGAACCTGCTCCTCTGCGATCATCTTGGCCAGACCCTCGACTACTGCGGTCTTACCAACGCCCGGCTCGCCGACCAGCACCACGTTGTTCTTCGTGCGACGAGCAGTCGTCAACACAAGCGTGGCAACTTCCGACTCGCGACCAATCAGTGGGTCGATTTTGCCGGCCAGTGCAGCCTCGTTCAAGTTCACGCAGAACTTCTCGAGAAGACGCTCGGCCTTGGTCTTGCGGACCTTGCCCTCTTCCTCGGGAATCTCGTTGCCGTTTTCGTCGACTTCCTTGACCGTGGGCTCGTCATCATCGAGATCGCTGTCGTGGCTGACTGCCAGCTTTACGTCCAGGAGTTCAACGCCCTGCTTTGCCAGAAAATAGCAAGCGTGACTGTTCTCGTCCTTTTCGTTCAAGATGGAGATCAGGATGTCAATGGGGCGAATGTCCATTCGACCACTGAAAAAGCACTGAGCGACCACCCTGTTGACAACGCGAGCCAGTGGCTGCGTCTGGCGAGGCGCACGTCCGTTGCCTTTGCCCAGAAGATCCGTCTTGAAGTGAGCCAGCAAGTCCGCCGAAAGGTCGGAAGTGTTGGCGCCAATTTCCTGAAGGGTTTCCAGAACCTTGGGATCCTGCATGACACTGGCAAGAAGATGCTCAAGTGTCACGTATTCGTGGTCGTGTCGCTCCGCAATCTGCGAAGCACGTTCAAAGACTTCCTGAGCCTTTGTTGGATCGAAATTATCCAAGGACATGCGTTCTCCTTCACACAGTAGTCGATCTGGAAGAGAACCGCTTTTTGTTCAGTCCTCTTCTAAATAATGCTTAGAAAAGAGAAGTCAAGGGCTCTTTTTGCTTCTTGCTTGCTCAATCAGATCTTTTTGATCCAGCGTCAGCTTTACGCTCTCAAAGGTTACCTCGACCATCATATCGCCCCTCTTGTCGGGGTTGATGGGCATTCCCTTTCCACCAGCACGGAGACTTTGACCGGGGAGGATGCCTGCGGGCACCTTCATCTTGATCCGCTTTCCGTCGATGGTGGGCACTTCCTTCTCGGTTCCCAGCAGGGCATCAAAATAGTCGATTGAGATGCTGGTTAGAAGATTGTTGCCCATTCGGATAAAGGAATGATGGGGAACGATGGTGACCTTGACGTACAGGTCGCCGGGAGCCACGTGCTTCATCTGGTCATCGCCCTTGCCCTGAAAGCGAAGCTTGATGCCATCTTGGATGCCGGGTGGAATCTTAAACTGCATCTTCTGCTGGTTCTTGCCCGGCAGATTGTATGAGATGTCAGCGTCCTTGCCCGCAAAGGCCTCTTCTAGCGTGATGCTATATGATAGCACGATGTCGCGGTTCTTGGCGTCTTCGGCAAAGGGGCTCGATCCACGTGACCTCTTCAAGTCCCGCAAGATCTCCTCGATGTCAATGTCCGGCCCACGCTGTCCACCGCGGAAGTGTGGATTGTTGGCCCACGAGTAAGCACCACCGCTGCCACCGGTTGAGCTGGGACCCGGACCAGGGCGACCCGATCGCATCATCATATCATGCTGGGCGCGCTTCTGCGGATCCTTCAGCGTCTCATAGGCCTCACTGACCTCCTTGAACCGGGCTTCCGCTCCTGGGCTCTTGTTGGTATCGGGGTGGTATTCCTTTGCCAGCTTTCGATAGGCACTCTTCAGTGCCGTGTCGTCTGCTGTCTTTTCAACACCTAGGATCGCGTAGAAGTCTTTCATAAGCCCACTCTATAAAGCATTTTGGGCGTCTGTCAAAAATTGACGTACCGCCCTCCATATAATTATCGGTAGCAATGAGGAGAACATAATGAGCGTTTTTGAAAAGATCTGGCACGCCAACCGTAAGAGGAGCATGGAGATCTTTCCACGCCGATTGCTCAAGCTGGGTGAGGAGTATGGTGAGGCAAGTCAGGCCTACCTGAGCATCTCCAGCGAAAAGAACGGCAAGAACAAGACGTGGGAGGATGTTCGCGAGGAACTAACCGACTGCATCATCGTCGCGATGGATCTCTACTGCCATGAGATGCCCGACGAGGAGAATGTCACTCTTGAGGACAAGGTCGCGCAGTTGAATGCAGACATTGACAGAAAGCTCAAGAAGTGGGATAAGAAGCAAAAAGCCAAGGATGATCTCTCGGAATGAAATACGTTCAAGCGACCAAGCCTGAAAAGCACAACGGTGGGTCGTTCTTTGAACATGAGATCCATATTGATTGTGCCGATTGGCGCCACAATATGAAGCAGCGTGTGATTGAGTTCATGGCCGAAAGTTCAGACCAAAAGCACGTGGACTACAGAGTTAGTTCTACCTCTCGTCGGGAAGAGTGGCCCAAGGACGAACCCCAAAATCCCTGGGCAGGAAAGTGGAGGCTGACCCCAGTTACCATTGTGCGCTTTCAGGACAAGAACAAAGCCCTGATGTTCAAGCTGGCTTTTGTTCCCTAAGAATATTGAACTTTCCATGTGGGTGAGCGCAACAAACCCACATGGAATATTCATTCAAAGATCGCACACCCGAACAGCGTGGTGAAAACTGGTTTGGTCATCAGATCTCCCTATTCGTAGAACGAGCACGGGAAACTGAGCTACAGGACTTCCTAAAGGAAGCATTTGGAGCCAAGGGCCAAAAGTGGCGTCTTCACAAGCCCCCACTGTATTCCTTCTATGATAACCCAGAGACCATTGTTCGCTTTACCAGCAAACAGGATGCCATCCGTTTCAAGCTGAGCTGGAATGAAGACGCCAAGATAGACTACGCAGAAAAGATGCGTACTTGGATGGGAAAGCTCACCCTCAACAGTCATTTTGGTAAAGTCGTGACCGGTTCCCAACGGCGTGGTGCAATGTCGGCCAACGCTCCAACGTGGACTCTGCCTCTGATAAGCCAGACCACCCCTGGCATCTTCCCCACAATGCACCAGTATAAGAGTCGTGGTCTCAATCCCTGCAATGAGATCGTCATGCTGGATTATGAATCCACTGGTGATCCCCTGGCCTGGTATAACCAGTGGGTTGAGAACATGGAGGTTTCCACCTGGTCCCAATATGTAATGATGCTCGATTCGGAGATACGACGTGAAGACCAATTCAAGCAAGCCTCGTTGGCGATCAAGTCGGATGAAGAGGCGCCACTTCAAGCTGGGCTTTCAATTCCACCTGATGCCTGAGCGCATGGAAGAGCTTGAGGCTCTTCTGATAAAGGCAAATCTCAACGATAGCTCACTGATGCGCCTCGACTACAAAGAGCGCTATCCGGGGTTCGATGAGTACCCATACGATACCCTGATCAGCTTTCAGCATGCCAAGCACGCCACGTGGTTCAAGCTCGTGTGGGTCCCCTGTGTTCCCTATGAGAAGACGGCGTTCGGCAGGGTTATCCTGCCCATTATTCGACGCGTGATGCCCCGCGTGATTGCTCAGGATATTCTCGGGATTTCACCCATGCAGAGTCCACATAGCAGCATCTACACCATGCGGGCCAAATACGCCGCATCCCAGCCCGCGCCACCCACTTTTGGATTGCCTAAGTCCTTAGCGGAAGATAAGGACTGAAGGCGCGCCTCTGGGCAGTTCTTAATTGAGATATGTGGATTTCCATGCTATTCCGGTTCAGCCCGCTGGAAGGGGCTATCCGAAAACATGCAATCTGCATGTACCAAGTAAGCCCTGTCCGGAGTAGCTATTATATATGGGATCAGAATGATTCAGAGGGAATCAGAAAGATCGATGAAGAGGAGACAAGATGCCACACATATTCTGTGACTTTGATGGAGTGCTAGTTGATTTCGAACGAGGGTTCGAGATGCAATACGGCAAAAAGCACAATGAGGTACCCGAGTTCGTGATGTGGAAGATCATCAAGAACAACATGGCCCACTGGGAGCAGCTTCCCGCCATGCCAGGCGCACTTCAGCTGTGGGCCTACATTTCCAAGTATGAGCCTACGATCCTGAGCGGCTGTCCATCCAGTGGAATGCAGCAGGCCGCCGATGGCAAGACCATCTGGAAGAATCGTGAGCTTGGCCTCCACGTTCCAATCATCACCTGCCTGTCGCGTTACAAGCCCAAGCACATGAAGGCGCCAGGGGATATCCTGATCGACGACATGGAAAAGAACACCAATCGGTGGACTGAAGCCGGTGGTGTCGCGATCCTGCATACCAGCGCCGAGGACACCATTGAGCAGTTGAAGGCTCTGGGCCTGTGAACAGCGGCGTTATCATCTTCATAGCCATGATGGCCGTTGGAGTGATTGCCTTGTTGATACTGGCCTTTGCGCCAATGGGAGATAGTTGATGATTCCGTTTTGGTTTCAAGCGATCATCTTTGTTCTAGGTATGATGGCAGGAACGAGCATCTGTATCGTGATTGCCGCTTACCAGAAAGCTGCCAAAAGTGGGCACAGGAATTCGAGGGTCGTCAATGGTGACATGACCGGCGGTGACGTGGTCGGGCGATTCAACAACAGGGGAAGTGGCATGGGAACAATGCAAGTCAATGGCCGGACGTTTCACGGCAACAACATCTCGATGGTCGGCGGACGCATCATCGTTGATGGAAAGGACGTGACTGATCAGTCGGGCGTGGATATGTCCACCGTTCTAGAGATCAAGGTCCAGGGCGATGTGAAGAACGTTTCCAGTGACCAGTCGATCACCATCACGGGCAATGTCACGGAGAGCGTGACAGCTCAGGGATCCGTTTCCTGTGGTGACGTGGGTGGTGATGTCAAGGCAAGCGGTTCAGTCTCATGTGATGAGGTTGGCGGAAACGTGGAAGCCGGCGGCAGCGTAAGCTGCGATGACGTCTATGGTTCGGTGAAGGCAGGAGGAAATATCAATTATGGCTGACAAGACACTGGGGTACAAGTTGGTACCCATCAAGGAAGAGCGCTCCGGCATGGTCATGACCGCCGCGTTGAACACCTGCTTTATCACAGGCAAGGTGATCACCAGCATGGGCGGTGGCTGTGGTGCCTCGATGGTTCCCGAGGCCTACAGGGTCCTGGTGGACGATGAAGAGGTCCAGGCTCTTATCCGTCAGAAGATTGCTCTGCTGGGTAGCAATCCAATAGGTTGACAAGTGGAACCCAACCACTATAGAGTTGTGGTTCGAAGCAAAGGAAACGTCATGATATATTGGTGCCTTATTTGAGATCGGCAGGGTCCTAACTAGCGCACCATCTTTGATGACGTGACATTTGGCCACCCTGCGAGGTTTTACTCCTTTCAGGGTGGTTTTCCATGGGCGGAAATGCGTTTCCGGGCTTGCAGATGGTGCGAGTCCGAAGGGAGGATGTTGCCTCCACTGTAAATCATGTTGTATCTGTAATGAACATGCCTGGGTTTGACATGGCGTACGCCATGGATAACATGATGGGCAGCGCGGGAAAACAGGCCGACAGCGGCGATCTGGACTTTGCCTTGAACAACAAGGCAGCCCGGTTCCACGGTGAGGCTGATCTTCCGGTGTTCAGCTTGAGGGCTTTCGCGGAGCGTGCTCGGGAAGTCTTGCCTCCGGGTCATGTTCAGACCAAGACCCTCAAGGGTGGTCAGTTTCAGACTGCCTTCCCAGTTGCTGGTGATCCTCAGAAGGGTTTCGTGCAGGTTGACTTCGTGGCCGGTAATCCTGAATGGTTGAAGTTCAGCCACTTCTCGCCCGGCAAGGACAACAGCCCCTACAAGGGCGTCATGTTGTCCACGATGTTGGGTGTGTTGGCCAAGATGCACAAGGACTTTGAACTCCTGCAGGATGGAGTCCGTGTCGCGAGAGTGGGCTTCCGCTTTGACTTGGAAAAGGGCTTGTACCGTCAGTGGAAGATGCTGAAGCGGGATGGTCAGGGCATGAACGTGGTGACCGCAGACGAGTTCGAGACAAGCGTTCCTGGTGCTCCCAGGTTCCCTCGCTTGAACCACGTAACGGAACCCAGTGCTGTCTTGGAACTCTTGTTTGGTACGCCAGTGGATCACCCGGAGGTCAACACCTTTGAGAAGCTGGTCAGCAAAGTCAGGGCCGTGATGCCGGATCGTTTCGACGAGGCACGTGAGCGTTTCTTGGAGGCATTCTCGAGGAGTGCTGGCAAGAACGATTACTCGGTTGATGATGTGGCTCTCGATCCAGTTTGGGATGCCTAAGGGGGTGGCTTAACGGCCACCCTCAACTCTTGCACTCCAGAGTACATGGTACTATATTGGGTTATCGCAAGAAAAGATCGACACGATAGCTTGCGAGGTCCCATGTCTGGACGACACTATCCAATTACCGCTGGCCGGCAGATGGGCAAGACCAGCATCAGCCAGTCTTTCTTTCAGCACTTCAGCAGTGTTATCTACCCCAAGATCCTGTTTCCAATGCCATTTTGGCATGACTTTGTTGAGCCAGGTGAGGAAGTCATGCAGCCACTGAGTTACTATACACAGAGGAAGGCTTGGGAAAGCAAGTACGATCCCAAGTTCCATCAAAAGGGCGGGGAGATCAAAGTCACTCGCGCTCCCAATGTGGACAGCTTGCCCGCGAAACGATGGGTCCTGCCACGTATGGATCAAGAAACACGTGAGCTACGAACTGCTCATCGGCGCACGATCCTTGCGTGGCTTCGTGAGCAGAACTTCAAGTACCAAGTCTGCATTGTGGAGATTGACAAGCGAGAGCGTGAGGTCTTTTTGTTCAAGAAGGAATCCATTGCGCTGATGTTCAAACTTGCGTGGGGCTAAATGGCAAAAAGAAAAAGTCGTACCAAGAGCACGAAGGCACGGAGAATGTCCGGCAGGGCATTTCTTAGAAGCTTGAGTGGACGGGGAGGCCCCGTAAGTGCCAAGGCACGGCGAATCAAGAGGCGTCGGACTTCCAAGTACAAGCGATCAATCAACTATTGGAAGGAGCATGGCAACATGCTGTTCAGTAAGATTGATATGCGGTATGCGGAGCGTGTCTGGCTGGAACACTTTGCCCCCGAGGTTGTTCCCGTCCTAGTGCCCGTTCCAGGCGCCGAACACTCTCCCAGCTACAAAAAGGGACTGTGGGATGGCAAGGCTTGGTTTGTGCAGTTTGAGACCCGTGAGCTAGCTGGCCAGTTTAAGAGTCACGTTTGGGGTCTGAGAATCTAACAGCGGTTGACGTTGTTCTATTCATGTAATAAAAGTGTGGCAACTAGAAAAAGAGGTTCCAGTGAAAGTTCGTCCCCACAGTGAAGAAGTCCGGTCAGATCTGATCGTTCGGAAGACCAGCATCAAGCGGAATGGAACCCACTTTACCGTTGTTCCAGAAGTAAAGAGCTGGCTCCAGGACATGGTCAAGAGCCATTGGTACCTCTATGAGCACAAGGAGTACGGTGGTCTGAGGATTGCCTTCCATGATCACAACGATGCGATGAAGTTCAAGCTCGCATGGCATTGAAGCCACTCTTCTACATGCTGGCAAAGCATGGGCCGTGGTCACATCATATTCGTATGAAGAACACCGAGGTCCTTGAAGAAGTGGAAGCCTGGCTGATCTCGTCGGGCAAAAAGGAAAACGTGGATTACGAGGTCTTGATCCAAGCGATTGACCATCGTCATACCAAGAAGACCTTTGTTGCCATGCCATCAGGCCCACAACGTCGCCTTCAGTCCATGGAACCCATTTTGTTCTTGAACGATCTGGGATCTGCCACGTACATCAAGCTCACGTGGGGTGGACGATGAGCAACGTCTACGAAAACTTTGACGAGGAAATCCTCAAGAAGATTCAGGCGGTTCAGGACCAGTTTTCCAAACCGGGGGCTGATGGTGCTTCGCTTTTCATTCAGATGCGTGAGCTGCTTCTTCGTCAGAGCGAAATGAACTTTGAGGAAGAGATCAAAGATCACCCACATGGCATGCCAGTTGCCTTTATTGGCAGATCCGTTGATGACTCTCAGGAACTGGCCATGATGGATTGGATCAAGGCCAATCTGTCAGATGACGACTTTGTCCTGATGCCACAAAATGCAAGTGGAAAGTACAAAGAGCACTGGAACTGGATCTACTTCCGGCGGAAGGATCAGGCCATGTTGTTCAAACTTACCTGGCTATGAATGCGGTTCAGATACGTCGAAATGGTCCCTGGATGTATCCGGTCCATGAGGTACCGCTGAACAATGTGGTGTCATTGGACTGGCCCAATCAGCCAGCTTTGTTACCAGAGGTAAGGGATTGGCTGGAGTCGCATGTTCTCACGGACGAGCGATACTACAGTGATTGGGTATATTACTGCTATCCCAGTTATGGCAATGCGGACTTCTTTTTCAAGGATCCCAACACTGCCCTACTGTTCAAGCTGACGTGGGGCTGATTACTTGTAGCGGAACGTGATCCGACCTTTGGTCAGGTCATATGGAGTCATCTCCAAATCCACGGCATCGCCGACAAGAACTTTGATGTTGTTCTTACGCATCTTGCCCGAGATATGACCAATAATCATTGCGTCATTCTCGAGCCTGATACGAAATAGAGCGTTTGGAAGGATCTCGGTTACTAGGCCCTTCATCTTCAGTGTGTCTTCTTTACTCATATCTCTCATCATTAAGGAATCTCAGACTATTTACTCTGAGACCTTAATGGTCTGTCCCTCGATGCTTTCGTCGTTCATCATGGGCACAATCCACCAAAGGTTGGGGATCACATTCTCGGGAAGGTTGTAAGTTTCAACCACTTCCACAATCTCGTCCGTGCAGGTACGCAGGTACGTCATCGCCTCGCTATTGTAGCAGGAAAAGAAGTGAACCTTGTAGTCTGGACCCTGAAGGGTAATCCTCAGATCCCAGTCAATGTCCACACCTGCTTCCTCGATGAACTCCCTCTTCATAGCCATGAAGGAAGTCTCACCGGGCTCAATCTTTCCACCGATGGCATTGTAGGAACCAGCCTGCCATGCGGGCCGGTTTTTCAAGATCAGCGCAACGCGGTCACCTTCGTCGCTGAAGAGAAGTCCTGCAACGTATTCCATTACTTGGCGTTTCCCTGTCCCATGATCTTGATGTCATCGCAGACGCCAAGGTCCTTGGCTTCCTGAGCACTCAACCAGATATCATGTGGCGGCAAGAGCTTCTGCTCAATCTGCGCCTTGGTAAGTCCGGTGTGCTTGATGTAGTGGTTCATCATGCGCGTCTGCGTGAGCTCGTATTCACGAACCGTTGCAAAGAGCTCATGTGCCTTTCCTGCATCACCCCAAGACCACTGGTGGCTTAGAATGGAAGTGTTGGGCGTCAAGATCCTGTGACCCTTGGCACCAGCAATAAACGTTAGGAAGCCGCAGCTACCAATCATTCCCAGACCAACGGTATGAACGGGGATGGCGCTTCCCTCCATTGCGTCGATGATCGCAAAGGCGCTGTTGACTTCACCACCAGGGCTGTTGATGATCAGCGTCAGATGATCGAAATCATTCTTGGGAGCAAAGTTGGCCTCGAGGATCCACGTGACAATCTTGCTGGCGCTTTCACTGTTGAAACCACCGCTGAGAAAGTACATTCCCTTGTCGCGCAAGGTTGGAACTGGGTTGACTGGAACCGTGGCCATAACTGTAGTGGACTCGGGAGTGGACTCAACTTTGATCTCCGCCACGCCCTTCTCCATACCAGATTTTTTACTCATATGAACTCCCTATTTGGTCTTCTCTCTTTATACGGGAAAATGCTCTGAATTGTCAGTATTCAATTGATCCCAGGATTTCCACCCTGCTAGAGGAGTGGTATGAAACATAACGTGATGATTATCCAGAGCAGAACAACCGGACGCTTTCTACTCCGGCAAGAGAACAACTCGTGGGGCTTTCCCAGCAATATGCCCAACGATTATGAGAAACCAATCGTCTATCTGGCTATGGATGATTGCGGCACTGCCTTGGGGCAAGATGTGCAGGACAACGAGTGGGTGTTGGATTATATTGAAGATCCAGTCCATCAGATATTCCACGTGTGGGTATCGGATGAGCCCGTGGGTCGGGGAAGCTACGCCTGGCATTCGCTGTTCGACTTTCCCGAGGCCACTGATTCCATGGTTGCCTATATGGTAAACAATCAGCAGTTTCTTGAGCGATCTTTGTGCCCGCAATGTTGACAACGGTATAGTTCTCTCTTATAAGTAGAGGACAACGCGCTTGTGGTGGAATTGGTAGACGCGCCAGGTTTAGGTCCTGGTATCGCAAGGTGTGGGGGTTCGAGTCCCTCCAGGCGCACAAATGCCCCGGTAGCTCAGCCGGATAGAGTAGCGGTTTCCTAAACCGACGGTCAGGGGTTCGAATCCCTTCCGGGGCACCAACGCTTGAGGAGAATGTCATGTTATAGATCGATCTAGGACATGATGATGAAATTCAAACTTCCCAAAATTACGCACCATCGTAATCCCGCAGATCGTACCTTCATTGAGAAGATCGCTCGGCGGTTTATCCTACCTCCCCACGGGCCCTTCAGCCTTCCCATCGGACAGTGGGGCGTTCGTGATGACCGACTGAAGAGCAGCTTTCCCTGGCGCTTCTTCATCTGGGACACTGTTCCCATCTGGTGGAGTCACAACTTCACCCAGCGGAAAAAGAATGTCCGCAACTGGATCCGTTTTCGCACTTGGGATCGCTACGACGTCCTGAAGATGGAAATCAGCAAGGACTATCACGACCCCGATTACATCCTCCTGCATGCCAACTTTCAGATCCTCAAGGACTTTGTGGAGATTGAGCTGGCGGCAATGAACGATGCAACGTCCGAGGATGAACCCGAAACCGATGACATCTCCAGCTTTCTTGGAAACTTTGGCAAAAAGTTTCGGCGCTATAAGAGAAAGCGCATCCGTAATCCTAGCTCTGGCCTCAAGCATCTTGACTGGGAAATTGCTGAAACCTCGGGCACTCAGACAGCATCCGCTCAAGAGAAAAAGCTTCTCTATCTCTGGTGGACTCAAGTCCGTCCAACGCGGGCTGACCCATACGAGCACCCACTGTTCAACGAGCCTCAGGACCTCAGTGAAGATCAGAGCTTTGCGGCAATCTTCAATCGACCACACAACAAGGAGCTCGCAGAAGCGCGTAGCAAACTTGAGGCTTTCTACGAGGAAGAAGACGAAGAAATGCTGATCCGTTTGATCAAGGTTCGTCGCAGCATGTGGACATAAAAGTTATTGCAAAACGCACTGGCTCTGCGTATAAATAGAGCTGCAACGGGGATTAGCGCAGCCTGGTAGCGCACCTGCTTTGGGAGCAGGGGGTCGTAGGTTCGAATCCTACATTCCCGACCACAAAAAGGCAGAGTAGAAATACTCTGCCTTTTCTGTTGACAGACTGGTTTCTATGCTGCAAAGCAGCATGGCAAACAAAGGAGATACAAGATGAAGAAGATTCTGATCGCAGCCGCAATGCTCACCATGCCAACGGTTGCAATGGCCAATCCTGCTTCGAGCCTCTCGGTTCAGAACGCAACCCGCACCTATGCGACCACCCCGGTCGTCAAGAGCGAGAAGCGCAAGAGCCAGGTCGTTCCCGTCCTGATCGGCGCAGGCATCATCGCTGGTGTCACGTACCTGATCATCGATCACGAGAACGACAACGATCGTTCCGACAGCAACTAAGGACTTGGGGTCAGTGGAAACACTGGCCCTTTTCCTTGACTTCTTTCCAAGCTCTGCTAGGACCCTGGCATGGAGTACAAAGAGATAGATGGAGACCACGTCGTCTATTTGACGAAAGAGGAAACCGACGAGCTCTTTGATCCTTTTGATCCCACGGATGAGAATCTTCCCTCATACCTTCACCACGCAAGGCACCGCTTTATCACGCAGGAAGCCTACGATTGGTTGGAAACAAGTGTGGGCGAGCCCAAGATTCACTGGCAATCATTCAGCATGGGTGGGGACAAGCGCGGGTTCCAATTCGAGACCCGCGACAAAGCAATGCTGTTCAAGTTGAGATTTCATCAAGGAGAAGACAATGGGACTGTGGACGTTACTTGAGATCTACCAGGTCGATGACCTGGCAATCAAGGATCTCGATCAGCTCAACACCAAGCTGATGGACAGCACGGAGATCGGTGAGCTCTATGCTGATGAGTGCCAGCACGAAGCTGACTGGAATGGCCCGCTTCAGCTGGGACCCAACGGCGAACTTCAGATCTACAACCGCTCGGACGGCGGCTGTGAGGGCTACGACCAGAATACCAATATCTGGGGCTGCTATGGCAAGGGGTTGTTCCAGGCAATCTCGGACGCCATGGTCAGCGGAAAGCTGGTCTTTCGCATCAACTGCGAAAACGACGAGTACAATGCCTATTACATCCTGGAGCCGGGCACCTTCAAGGAAGTCAGCGAATCCTCGATGAAGCCCACTTTCTAATTACAGTCGGAACAAGGCCACGTCTTCGCTCAACACATTGCTGAGCAGGACGTGGTTTTGTAGATGCTCCACCACCCATAGATCGCCCAGTAGAGCTTTCAAGCGGCTGACATTGTGTTGTGCTGCTTCATCAAGCCTTAGCCCCTGAGAGAGCACCGCATTGCGTTCCTGAAGCAAATCAAATGCTCCCAGGTCCACAAGGTTCATCTCAAAGGTTGCCACTGGTCCCTGGAAGCTAACACGCTTTCCCTCAACGACCAGATTCTCCAGATCGCTGTTCCGGAAGAACTCCGTCAGGCTCTCATCAACTGAGTCTTCGGATTCTTCTTCGTGGTCTTCCTTGCTGTGAAGGCGAACCGCAGTCGCGAGATATTCCTCGGTTACTTCCTGCTCTTCTTCGCTTCCATAGACCAACACGGTCCAGCTTTCAATACCGGTGAGTCCCTGCAGGCTGTCCGTTATGTCAACGACCTTCTTGGGAAACTCCTCATCGCGAAGAAGCTCAACAAAGACCATATAAAAGCCATCTTCGTTTGGTGCCGGGCTGACGTCGGTATCCAGCAGGGCGGTGGGGCCCTTTTGGATAAAGCGATTCAGGTCACCCGCTGGTTCGCGATCTTGAACGTAGAATGCAACCACGATGCTGTCATCGTCCAGCTTGCTTTCATATTCATCAATGGAGATCTTGGAAAGCACGAGCTCCTCAAGATCACCCTCTTTGAGTCCTTCGAACAGATTAGCCATTATAGACCTCCGGTGTCTTCATCGGACTCTTCATCTTCGCCATCGGTGAGCTCTGCGTCGCCCTCCTTGGTAAATGCAGCTTCCTGATCAATGTCTTCGTCGCGGGCATCCGAGACATCCTCAACGTCAACGAGTTCATCGTCCACGTGCATTTCCAGATCGCTGTCGTCGAGTTCCTCGATAAAGCGGCGGGGAATCTGAACGTCCACAAGCCAGATGTCCTTTTGGATCATCTTGGGCTTGTTGGTGGCCGTAAAGTCCTCGGGACCCTTGGCTTCCGCGGGCTGCTCATTCTTGGCCTTGCGGTATTCAACCTTTGCACCATGACGAATAAGACGCTCTGCTCCCGCTGGATCAGGCATCTCCTCGTACTCATACTTGAGTGTCATCGAGACCCAGTAGCGGCGAATCTCTGGGCCCTGGACGATCTCGCCCTCAAACCAATTCTTAAAAACGTAGAGGTCCAGAGAGTCCATAAAGTCCTCCATCTGGATCATGACGTCAGTGAGACTTTCCGAATCACTCAGTCGCTTGAATAGTTGTGGATTAGCTTCTGGCATGAAATCCTCCTAGTTCTGGTATTTACCGTTTGGTATAAATACCCAATGGTATGACCCAGCAGTGGAGAACTGACATGCGACTTTGGGAACTATTGGATACAAAGACCGCAGACGCCAAGAAGTCTCTTGGTGAAAGCACCAAAAGACCACTCGACGTTAGGGCAATCGAAAGCCGACTTCTCGTGAAGGCTCCAGTTAAAGATCGTTAAACGGAGTCTTCACTGGCTTACGGATGAAGCCACCACTGGAATGCTGATCTAGCATCAGGACGACCTCGTTGATATCTTCGATTGAGAAGTCCGCAAACTTATCCCAATTAAAGTAGATGACCGCGCCATCCGAGCGGTCCACTGCCGCGACTCCGCGACGCACCATTTCCTCGATGAACTCCCGATCACGATCGGTCATGTTCTTCAGCGAGCCATTTCGCTCCAGCATGGTTGCCACGCTTTTGCCGATCCGAGTCCAGCGCGTCCGGATGGTGTCCCGAACAGCCGTCCAGCTTTTGCTCAGGCTCTTGACCCGCTCATCATAGGCTTTCTTTTTGCCCTGATAGACGCGGTCGCGCTTCATCTTGTCTTCAGCTTGCTTTTGCTCGTGATCACGAACCTTCTGAAGACCTTCCGCGCAAGTCAGCTTGGCGATCATCAGAAACTTCCGGTAAGCATCCTGAAGCATCACGTTGTTGGGAAGCTCTCGAATGGCTTCCTGCTGGAGAGTGTTGAACTCAAACCCCCGGAGGCCAAACATTGCGGCGGTCCGGTCCATGGGGTGAGTGGGCCAGGACCAGGGCGCTGGCTCCGGCTGGGACATTTCTCCGATCTTCTGCTCCAGGGGCTGGCCCCCAAAGCGTAGACGTCCTGCCACTTCTGCCAAGACGTCGTTGCTTAAAAAGGGCTCTCGCTCCATTACCGCATTATCCCCGCGCTCAAACTTGCGTCCTTGTCCTCGACGAAAAAGTCGCCGATCCTCTTGGCCTTGAGCTTGAAGTACACGACCTCATTCCGCAGCTCACGAAAGCGTTCGTCGGCGTTGCCCACGATCCAGTCGGCGTGCTGAACGGAGAACTTGCCCTTGTTCATCAGATCGCGGTAGAAATCGAAGGTTGCCTGGACGGCTTCCTCGTTGGTCTCGGAGTTCCAGAACCAACCAATCTCCAGTGCAGCGAGAGCCTGCTGGCCCAGTGGCGTCAGCTTCTTCCGTACGATGTGGAACTCGCCCTCGAGAGCCGGCTCATCCAACTCCATGAAGTGGATGAAGTTTCGCCGACCGGCGTTCTCCATATTGTAATAGTCCCACGCCAGCGTCTTCAGGTCGTCGCCGTCCTGATAGAGCGGGCCCAGGGCCTCGGGACTGACTGTAACATCCTCACCGCCAGCGGCAAGTTTCTTCAGTCGCTTATGTTGAACGCCCGATGGCGTGAAGATTGCTGTGTTGCTCATATGTTCTTTTGTACGAGGACAGAGCTGGTTGTCAACCAAAAGAATAGGCCCCTAGAGAGCAACCCCTGGGACCTATTCCTTTTAGCTTGTGGTATTCTTAGATGTTACCGTTGAATCCCGTGTAGATACCCAGGAGTTCCTTGACAACAGGGTGACGCTCAACGTCTCCGCGCTGGAACTTGATTACGTCAATGCAGGGGCTGGACTGAAAGCGACCCAAAAAGTCGGCAAGTCCGTTGTCGGATCCACGATCGCTCTGAGCGAGATCGCCCGTTACAACCATCTTGGAACCCTCACCAATACGTGTGAGAATCGAGAGAAGCGAATTAGGAGTTGTGCCCTGTGCCTCATCTACCAGAATGTAGGCGTTCTTAAACGTGCGACCACGAATGAATGCGATTGGCACCATTTCAATGATGTTCTCTTCCAGCATTGCCTGAATCTCGGGCTGCGTGAAGTATTCACCAAAGACGTCCAGAACTGGCATCATCCATGGGGTCATCTTCTTCAAGATGTCGCCTGGCAAGTAACCAATGTCCTTGTCGTCGACTGCAACGTTGGGGCGGGTGATAACAATCTTCTCAACCAGACCAGCCTTAAAGCACTTGATAGCGTGCATGGTGGCCAGAAGCGTCTTACCAGTACCAGCTGGACCAACGGCGAAAACCACATGCTTGTTGGGGTTCTCTAGGCTGGAAACCAAGTTTTCCTGTGCAAGATTGCGAGGAACGATGTCCACGCGCTGCTTCTTTGGCTTCTGAGGGAAGTTTAGCTCAATAACATTCGAGGTGCGATCCTGCTGATAGCGACCGCCACGGGCGCCAGGGGTTGGGCCGATGTTACGGTCTGCACGAGGATTGGGGCGGTTTGCACCCTTTGCACGATTCTGTTTAGCCACTTTCGACCTCCAAAATGAGGGTTGGTGTTGTGGGGCTGCTCACAAGTATTTAAGTCTTGGAGAGTGGCTAAACAGTGTGTTTAATTGCCTGCTGGAAAACAGATAAGTAGGCGGTTATGGACCCTGGTGGATCCGCTCATAGATATCATCCCAGCTATCAACGCGCTGAACTCTTGGATCCTCGTGCATTTCATTATGCTTGTAGTTGATCAAGAAGCTGGTGTGACCCACATCCACTCCTGCGCTGGCATGCTTCATCTTGTCCTCTACCCAATAGGTTGGAACATAGCGAGCCAGGTGCTCCTTTTTGCTTTCGGCCAATCCCACACAATGCAGAGTGTCAAACACTCCCACGCCAAAGACCTCATTGAGGTTCTGCCAGCGACCATTGTAGGTGGCCTGATCAGTGTCACAGGCCGTGATAGCCACAAAGTGGTAACCCTCACTGTGAAGCTTCTGAACATTGTCAACCACTCGGGGAAGTGGCTTGAAGAATGGCCAGTAGTCTGGGTTGCTGTTGAAGATCCTGATCAGCTCACGAGATTCCTCATAGGGGCAAGAGAGCCAACGCTCCACGTCCCAATAGTCCTTTAGAAGACCAGGAGCCTCGCAATGCTGAGGATAGTTGGCACGGACCCAAGTTTCAAAAGGTCCTGCCCAATCGAACAGGACTTCATCACAATCCGTTAGGATGACCTTACTCTTCATCAACAAACCTCGGGCTCAGGCGAAGAGGAATGTAGATGTAATCTTCATCCTCGGCAAAGTTCACAGCGACGTCCACCCACAGCTCTAGATCGCTGACACGATCAGGAGTATTGTTGCTCTCATCGCAGACAACCGTGTAGTCGTATGCTTCGCTGGCTTCCAGGTGATCGGTGAAGTCTTCTACGACCTTGGCACGAGTCTCCTCGTTATTCATATCCGACATGAATTCCAGCAAGATGGAAACCAATTCCATCTTGAGGACTTCCACCTTCTCCATTGTCTCTGGATCAATTTCCGTCATCTTCTTCTACCTTTCCTGCATTGTGGGCATCCACAAAGTTCTGAACCTTGGATAGATTTGCGCTGTCGGCGGCAATCCACTTTACCAGCGCGGCCTTGACGTCTTCAAAATACTTGGAGACGAACATGTTGAACAGCTTGGACTTTTCCTCATCGCTGTCCACGTTCCTGCTCTTGAGAACCTTGCTCTCAAAGAGATCGAGGATCAGCTCTGCATTCTGTGTCTGCTTGTTGGTAACACGATCAACGATGACCATGTTCTCAATTGGATCCCACTCTGCAGTGGCGCCAAAGCCTGGCGTGTTGCTCTTTTGTCCGGCAGCTAGAACGTAGCTGTAGGAAATGACCATAAAGGGTCGGCCGCTCAAGTATTTGCTCATTTGTTTTCCTCAAAGATCTCGTAGGGAATTTCAACGACTTCCACGCCAGCTTCACGAAAGCGAGCCTTGCTGTCTTCGAGAATTGCAGCCCAACGATCCTGCTTGTCCGGTGGACAACTTGGTGCCACTACCCTGGTGATTCCAGCCTGAATCATGTGCATGGCGCACCGATCACAGGAAAAGAATGGCCAGGTGTAGAGTGTGTCACCGCGCACGGTTGTGTGGGCACTCAAGACGGCATTCATCTCACAATGGACGATGTAGCTGTACTTGACTTCACGATCCTCATAGCGATCGGGAGTATCCTGGATTCCACGCGGAAATCCATTATAGCCCACGCTGGCAACGCTGTTGTCGGGACGAACAACCACCGCGCCAGTCTGCGTGCTGGGGTCCTTGCTCCAGCTGGCAACTAGACGTGCCATCTCTAGATAGCGAATATCCCATTTGGTGGTGCCGTTCATGGCATCAATGGCCGTTTGTAGATTACTCATAGCTGACTCAATTCTACCAATGTGGCTGCTAGGTTGATCTCTGCGTCGGCACAAATTGCATGACTGCGGAGACCACGTGCGATCACCACAATAGCCGCGCTCTGCACTTCCTCGGTGTCACCAAACAGTTGAAGATTCTTGTAGAGGAAACGGAAGATGTCCTCGTAATCATTGATGTCTGCGCTGCTGACGATCAGCTTTCGTGCCTGCGTGAAGTTCCGTGCCTTGAACAGCTCAACGACATCTTCCATGTAATTGAGTGAAGTAGCACTGGATTCCTTCAGGGGCGTCAGTACGCTGTTCTGCGTATGCTGATCTAGAAGATTGATGCACTTTCGAAGATCGGGAAAGGAGTTCCTGACGTACAGTTCCAGATCATCAATATCAAACGTGACGTTCTCCAGCGTTAGGATCTCAAGAACCCTACCGTAGAAGCTTTCCATGTCCAGGGAATCAAAGTGGATTCCCTGCATCCTGCTATGCAGCGCGGCCATGATCTTGTGCGGCAGGTTGCAAGTGATGATGAAACGAACGCTTTCATTGAAACGCTCCATTTCATTACGGAGAATAGCCTGTGCCTGATGGGTCAGGTAGTCGCCCTCATCCAGTAGAACAACCTTGTAGTCGCCATTTGGATAAGTGGAACAGAAGTTGACGATCGTGTCCCGAACATAGTCAACACCGTTATCCCTGGATCCGTTGAGCTCCAAGATATCATACTTGTTGACGCCCAGTTCGTTGAGCAGAAGTTTTGCCAGGGTTGTCTTACCAACGCCAGGGCTGCCACTTAGAAGCAGGTGTGGGAAGGGAATGTTCTTGCCCTCTGGATTTTGAATCCAGCTTTCAATCTGTGCTCGAATATGGTCGTTCTTGAAGACGTATCCCTCGAGCGTGTTGGGGCGGTACTTCTCGACCCAAAGGTCTGGTGTGGACACTGGAAAACTCCTATCAGGTATGCCACACATTACGGTGTTCTGGTGTCCAGAGTCAATTTACTCTTGCGTCTCGGTAACCGTTTGCTAAGTTAGATTATGTCTACCAACGAAACGCTTGATGCGCCCGCGGCTCTTGATACGCTGAAGGCGTACATGAAGAAGGAAACTGGTCACGCTTACACGGGCTTCCACCGACAGGAACCCTTTCGTGCCCTGATAGGAACACTGCTCAGTCTTCGTGCTCGTGGAGCAACTGTGGAGCGCGTAGAGAACAGTCTCTTTGAAATAGCATCAACGCCCCAGCAGATCGCCCAGATGCCCGTAGAGGAGCTCTCTGGGCTTCTACGGCCCCTTGGACACACCAGTCGGCGGGTTCAGTTCGTGCAACAAACCAGCCAGCAGATTATCGATCGTTTTGGTGGCAAGGTTCCCAAAAACATGGACGACCTCTTGAGCCTGCCAGGAGTGGGACGAAAGACTGCCAACCTGACCTTGGATTCAGGCTTTGGTCAGACGACGATGACCGTTGACACTCACGTTCATCGTATCATGAATATCTGGGGTTACGTGGACACCAAGGACGCCAATGAAACCGAAGAGGTCCTGAGGGAAAAACTTCCACGCAAATACTGGAAGTGGTTCAACCCCTTATTAGTGGACTTTGGTAATCGGGTATGCTGGCCGTCCTCTCCCAAATGTACCCTTTGCCCGTTGCGTGACGAATGCCCGAAACATGGGGTACCAGCTTCCGCGCAATCTCGTCTCCACGAAAGCGGTACTTCTCGGGAATAGGATCGCAGCCAAAACGTAACATGAACATTTTGGCAACATAGGGATCGTCGAACTCATAGACGTTGCTGGCGTACTGATGCCAACGACGCTGCCATCCATGCTCATCATCGGGCGTTACCTGATGCTGTAGCGTATCTGCAAACCAGCAGATGACTTCTATCTCGTCATCTTGGCATTGGCGATCTCTATAAAGAAACGCACCCGGAACCCAATCAAGATGCGCCCACTGTTGGTGCATGTGACTGAAGCGGTTGAAGTAGCCGCCATGATCCTGCATGTAGGAAAGGTGGTACTGAATTATGTTGGGAAGTGGGTCACCATAGAGGTGCAGCATATCGTCGGCTGTGAAGTTGCCCCAAATGGATTCATTCCTCCGGGCAGTTTCCTTCATGGTCTCCGTGCTTCGGACTCCACCCCATGTGGCTTGAAAAAGATCCGCTTGCTCAGCGGTTGGAAAGTTGAAATAGTGAAGATGGGGCCGACCAGCTACAGGAAAGCCGCTTCCACTGTGACTGTAGATGTTTGCCCGAAGATCGCCCGTTACGCAACGATCTAATTCAAGATGCTCCTCGATCCAATGCTCATGATCTTTTCCGCCCCAATCACGTCCGCCCTCAAAAGGCAACTGGATTGAAACGCGCTCAAGAAGCCAAGTGGCAAAGGTCTTTATGGGGCGGTAATGCTTCATGCTCCAATATTAGCATTGGCTACCAGTTTGTCAAGTCCATCGAAGCTTGAACAACGCTGCTTTCCTCCGGCGATAGAAGAAAAAGGCATGAAGTCCCTCCGACCCTGGAATAAAGGGCCGGTGTCTCCAGGGGTGAATATCACAGGTGAGGTTCGTGATGTGAGGAACTTTGGGTCCCATTGCATCAAGCCACTCATACAGATCTTCGTGGAGTTTCATGGACAGATAGTCAGCGCGTGATAGAAAGGTGCTCCTCGCGTGAAAATCATAGGACATCAGGACTGCATATTCACCACTTGGTGTTATCCAGATCTGTCCGTGTTCATACTCGGATCGGAGCTCATTGCTCATAGTCGATCCTTGACCAGCTGAAACATGATTGCATCGTGTCGGTCATTGAATGTGAACTTTGTCTCTACTCTCTGGACGTCGCCGGATCCATCTTCCTTGACACGGAAGGCTCCAAAGGTCCACCGATCTTTTGTATGTTCGGCGCACCAGTCCTTGCCACGGTTTTGCCACTTCTCGTGCTCGCCCATTCGGACCAGCTTGTCTCGAATGTCGTTGAGTGTCACGCTGGTGGAAGTGGTCTTACCCTGGGACTGGGGATAGCGCTCGTAGGTTCGGATGAACGTTACGTCAACTTCCCAAGCATATCGAGCAACTTGGTGCTTAATTCTGCTGCCCACTCGGTCCACCGTTCAATGTATTGCTCCGCCCCATCCATAGTGGAGAACTCTATGAAAAGTCTATAATAGTGTGGACGGTCAGGATCGTCAATCACACGATCATATTTCATACGGTGTCGGATCTTTTGCTCGTCAAGCCAGTGGGCTCGCTTGCTCATCTCCTGTCGGAATGTATCGCCTTCTTCCATAAAGGCGTGGAGATCTGTCCAGCTACAAGGGCGGAAGATCTGAACATAACAGACGGGATAGAAAAAGGTTTGGATGGAACCCCTTGAGGTTCCATCCAGTGTGATGGGCTCTGCCTGCATAAATCACCCGTACTTTAGTTTGAACAACAAAGCATCGGAAATATTATGAAATTCAATGTCAAGCCAGCTTTGGTACTTGTCCTGTATCTGGTGATCCCAGGAATAGTCTTTGACCGTTGCTCTCTGAAACGCGATATAGTCGTTCATGTCATGAAAGTGGAGACTGTCACGAACTAAAACGGTCATTTTAAGTGGATTAGAAGGGGCAGTCATCCTGAACACCCAATACACCAGTTACGTCCACGCGCTGAACATAATGTACTTCATCGGCGCTCTCAGGAATCTCAGCTTCAACGCCATAGGTCCAACGACCATGCTCCACTAGAACCCACTGTCCAGCCTTGATGTCAGTCTGCTCATGACCAACGCGCCAGACCTGTGCCCAGCGAGGACGGATACCCCGATCCTTGCCATTGTCATCAAGCGTGATAATACCACCCTTGGTAACCTTTTCACCCTTTTCCATGTTGATCACAAGAATGTGATCTCGGACTGGGCGAATGTCACCGCGGATCTTTGAATAATTGTAGCGACTCATTTGAATGTCTCCGGTTACAAACCAAAGTTCTTAGTCGTCACTCTTGTCCACTAGCTTACGACCTCGTGGACGCTGAGCCAATCCCTCAGGAGCATCGGTCTCCGCGACCCTGCTGCTGACCAGACGGTTCATTGCTTCCTCTGGGGTTTCGAACACATCAGGAAGTGCGGGCTTCAACGAAACCTGCTTTGCTGCCTGAGGGTTGTTCGCATAGTAGTCACGAGCAATCTGTTCCCTACGAACCTCGATCTGACCACCGGCGCCCATGATGTCGCCGCGAGCATTCATACGCCCATTGCCGATTGCTCGGCTACTTTCATTTGCGGCACTCAGCGCGTCCATGTCAATTTCGACACCGCGCATGGAAACTGCCTTGTTCCTAAAACCGTTGCGAGCCATTGTGGTGCTCCTCCTATACGACCCTATGTTCTTATTTATGCGTAGTTAACCAGCGGGTTACTTGAGAAACTCTCGAATGTCCAGATCGAACGCCATACTGTCAACACGATGTACACCAATTAGAAAAAGTGCATAGGAGGCAACACTGGATCCACGTCCCACACCCCACACAATATCATTCTCACGGAAGTGATTTACCGCATAGACGAGAAAGCGCAGAAGGGGAATCATGTTCCTTTCCTCAAAGAGAGTCCATTCGTAGAGTATTCTCTCAATTTGTGCCTCATTCTGGCACTTCATTAGGAGAAACTCCTGGACGTCCAGACTTGCATAGGGCTCGGGAATAAACCACTGGCTCTGGTGAGCCTCGTCCCAATCCTTGACCGGGAATGTGGGTTCCTGATACTCGCCCACCTGATCATCGGGGTGGTCGTATTCCTTGCAGAGCGCATTAAAGCGCACCACGCCCTCCACAGGATGGGCCGTCATCTCACTGGTAAGGTGATTTCCCCGCATCAGATGGTCAATCAGACCATCCGTGTCAAAGATCACATTTCCCCACTCGTCAGTTGAACGGCCCTTGAACTGCATCAGTCTACCTTACCACCATCAATCACGCGGGGACGGAATTCAGGACGCACAATCACATTGCTGGGTGCCTGTGGATTCGCCATCTGATCCGCAATAAAGCCCAGACTATACGCCCAAGCTGGTGGCTTATTCAAGTCATCACCTTCGTCGGGAACCACATCCATGCTGGATGCGTCATCGCGATGCCACCAAGGACGCGAGAAAAAGTTGCTTTCAGTTAGCCATTCCACGTCGCTGGCAAAGCTCTCACCGGGACGAAGACCCACAAAGGTAAAGCCCATTCCTCGACCATCGGTGCTCTCGATGTCAATGGCATGGAATGAGAATGCACCCTTGGTCAGAGCCTTGAACTTGCAGAGCAGAAGTTCCGCCAAGCAGGCATCAGTGGGTTCCTCTGGGCAGAGGATGAGTGCGTTGGTGCAACTGGGACTGTCGCCTTCAGAAAAGCGATCAAGTGCCCATTCATTGTCGCTGTGAAGCAAGATGGAGTTGTTTAGAACACGCTCTACCCAGTAGCTCATCTTTGCGAGTGCAACTTCCATACGGGTACCGTAGTCGTCGGAGTCTTCCTCTACGGGAAGGCCCTGATCGTCAACGTGTTCCAGTGTGGACACATCTGCTTTGATCTTGATGGTGGTGGGAGAAAGCCGCTGATCAATGATCCTGGTAGCCTTGAACTCATAGCGCAGGCTAATGAACAGGTGATTGGGCATGGTGTTGTCGTCGTGTTCGTCCATTACAGTCCCCAAAGAAGGAACGTAGGAACACTACCGCGGATGCGGCATGAAGGGTTAATTGCTGGCCAGCAACACAACCACAAGACTTGAGCAGCCCTATTGGACATCCTGTCGTCGTTCATGGTATTTAGTGCCTGAGCTTCAAAACCCAACCTGTTTCCTACGTTTAATCTCTTATACCATAGTGAACAGGTTGGGGTCTTGTCATTATTTTTGGTCGTCTTTGTCCGTGTATTCCTTGTGAAACAAGGGAGCAGGAAGATTCTGAGGCTTGCGAGAAGCTGGCTTGACAATCGTTGTCTTGCTGTCGTCCTCAGGCTCACCCTTGGATGCCTTGAAATCAGGATCGGACTCAACGGTGTCCGGGAACATGGCAACCATGGCGTCGAAGTTTGCCTTCTGAGCCCTTTCCATTTTCTCCTCATCAATCATTTCCAACATCCACTCTAATTGGTTGATGGTGTCAAGACTGGAACCCCACATGGAGGCACGGCTTAGGTTACGATGAATGTCCTGCGTTTTCTGCAAGAGCTCATCGTCGCTTAGATCCTTAAAGGAGAGAAATGGATGGTCAATCAAATGTCACCAGACTTTCTGTTTTCACTACGCTCAATGCTGAACTTGCCACCAGGAAAGCGGCTTTCCAGCTTCTTGACGTTTTCGTCCAAGACCTCGTAGGGGTCCAGACCCAGGGCCGTGCAGGCGTTTGCAAAGTACCACATCACATCGCCGAGCTCGCGCTTCATATGATACTTATTGGCCTCATCAAAAGGCTTGCCCTGGAAGAGCATCTTCTTGACGATTTCCATGAACTCGCCCGACTCTGCACTCATGCCACATGCGCCGGTTAGAAGACGCTCAACATTGCAGCCCTGGTCATACAGGTCACCAACACGAGCTAGGAATGCGTCCTTGTTCTTGCTGGCATC